AAGCAAATACTTGCGCTAGGCGATTTCAATACTTGGAATGGTCTACAAGAACACTACTTCCCTGAAGGTGAGTACCGAAAACTGTGGAAAATAGTAGATAAGCATGTACATAAGTACCAAGATTTGCCAACATTTGAAGATTTAAAACTAGAAGTCCGTTCAAGGGAACTTCAAGAAAAAATCTATGCAATTGAAACTGTGCAAACAGATGTTGCTCCAGAACTTTTATTAGATTATTTAAAAAACCAATTTACACAAAGTGAGATTCTTACAAGAATTGAAACTTTTGTAGACACTCAAATAGCTATCGGAGATGCTCGTGAAAACATTGACTTGTTGCAAGAAATTGTAGTACAAGTTGAAGACAGAGTAGAAACGAATGATGCCAACGAAAGTATGGAACATATTGAGTTATTTGATAGTGAGGAAGATTTAGCAATGGCTCTTCCACTAGGTCTGAACTCAGAATTCGATTTTGATTATAGGTTCTCTCCCAAAGACTTAGTAGTTATCGGTGCTTCACGAGGCAAAGGTAAATCACTTTCTCTATGTAATAGTGCTGTCTCTTCTATTGAAAGAGGTAAGTCAGCATTATACTTTACAATAGAGATGTCTACTAGAGAAATACTACAAAGAATTTGTGCAATGACAGTCGGCGTTCCGCTTGGCAGACTAGAAGCTAGAAACCTTACTACTATGGAGTGGCATAAGGTAGCTGACTGGTGGGCTGCAAGATTTGAGAATGGCGAAGAGGTTAGGAAAGACTACGACGATCATCAAGATTTTGACAAGTTTCATTATCAGTTGACTCGTAGCCAGCTTCGTAAAGATGTTCCTCAAATAGACATCTATTATGACCCTTCCCTTACATTAGCAAAAGTTATCAGTGTAGTAAAACAAAAACTAGTAGAAGACCCTAATCTAGGGGTTATCATAGTGGATTATCTAAACCAAGTTAAGCGCCATAACGCGCCTTCTCGTGGGGGTCAGTACGAATGGACTGAACAAATAGAAATATCAAAAGGGTTAAAATCACTAGCCCAAGAGAGTAACGTTCTTGTTCTCTCAGCATATCAAGTAAATAAAGACGGTGAAGCAAGATTCTCTAAAGGTATTCTTGACGCTGTTGATGCGGCGTTTACCCTAGACCATTGGGGTACTAAGCATGATTGTGTAGAGTTTAAATGTGATAAGATGAGAAGCGGAAAAGAAAAAGGTTTTATTACTAGAATGGATTGGGAAACATTGAGAATGGGACCTGAGACAGAGATAAACCCTGATACTAAAGAAGAAATGAAAGAGGCTCTAAGCACAGGAGAAAGTGCTTATGATATATAACCCTCTACAACAAAGAGTGTGTATTGGAGAAATACTCACTAAAGATTTATTAAAAACACTACCACCTGTAGACCTTTGGAATGTTAAGGGGTGGTACGAGCGACAGCAGAATAGATTAGACATAAGACTGTACGCTTTTGTAAAAGATGTGTTGAGCAACGGGTTCGTCAACCCAGTTATAATATGGTATAGTGACACTGCAAAAGAGTTTTCTATACATCCAGGTATGAATAGGCTCATGCTAAATAGAGTACTAAATTTAGATATGAAAGCATGGGTAATTAGTTATGATGTAAACAACTACAGAAGACTAGGAAAACTATTCCCAGGTATTACTAAGTTAAGAACTGATATTAACGGGAACAGAGACATAAAACTAACTGCTCAACACAGGACAGATAACAGATTATACGAAATAGTATTCGATAAAGATAGAATACTACCACTACTAAGAACCGAAAGTAATAGTGCAAAGTGGAACGAATTATCAAGTAAAACAGGTTTTCATATATGGCATAAAGATGAGTATATTGGAGCAGTAGGAAACGCCCAAGACCACTGGATTGTAAAAGATGTATCAGGAATATATGAATTAGCACTAAAATATTATTTTAACAAGGAGACATCTAATGCTTTTATACACAGAAAGACAACTTAAATTAGCATACGAAAAGTATATACAAAATTTAATAACAACTAATAGACAAGGTATAGAGATACCCCTTCCAGGTTTAGAAGAGTTTAGAGATATATTTGAAGCTGAATGGACTCAAAGATACAAGGAAATGGATAATGGCTTATGATAGAGTAAGCCGAGAGACAGCGGAACTAGTGCCATTACCACCACATACATGGTATGTAAGAACTGTAGGATGGTTATTAGAACAAGAAAAAATAAAAGAAAACATAAAAAATGTTCCGCTAAATGAAAAGTTAAAGGACAGTTTGGCAACTGACGGAGTAAAATCTCCCATACTCTGTATGCCAAACTGGTACCCCATAGCAGGGAGTCAGAGGATGAGATGTCTTCAAGACCTCCCTGCGCTACATGGACAAGAAATAAGAGTATGCCGTTTTGATAAAGAATGGTGGTTAGTGTTCTATCTATGGGAAAAGACAGAGAGAGATAGAATAGTAGCAATTTACTTCCAAATGCTAGAATTAGTATGGAAGTCAATGTATTACGAAGATGCCACAGATTCAAAAGGAATAGACTACAAAGAGTTTGAAAAAATAGGAGACGAGCTAGATGGCTGGAAACACAAACAAACCTGAAAACTATTTGGAGGGTGGACTGCCTGAATGGGGTAGTATGAGATTTAGACCCCCATCAAGTTGGAATGTGAAACCTAATAGAGAATGGTTTGGATTAATAGGGTTTATAAACTCTTTAGATATATCTGACGGACACATGATAGAGGTTGGTACATACGCAGGAGAAAGTACTGCAATGTTTGCATCTAGTGGCAAATTTAAAAAGATTCATACAATAGACCCATATTTTTATGGATGTGGGCATGAGGTATTTATGGAAGCAAAAGTTAACTGTAGATACTGGGATAACATAGAGTTTCATAGAAATTACTCTCAAAAAATTTCTAATAAATTCACAAATGGTGTATTCGATTTAGTATATCTTGATGGCGACCATAGAGGAGAAGCAGTAGCGCAAGATTTAGAATTATACTGGCCGAAAGTAAAACCTGGCGGGTACATGGGTGGTCATGATTACAATCCAGAGTATTGGCCCGAAGTATACAACGCAGTCAACAAGAAGTTTAAGGGAAAAATGATGCAAACTTTTGATGATAAATCATGGCTTATCCGAAAATAGTTCTTGACAACAATATAAAAATTTGATATAATATACATAATTATGATAGCAGAAGACTTATTAAGAGAGAAAAAGATACATTATGTCGTTAGTGGCAGGGACGCACTTATAAAGTGTTTGAACCCGAAGCATGAGGATAACTCTCCATCAATGAGAGTAGACAAAGTTACAGGGATATTTCACTGTTTCTCATGTGGCTACAAGGGTAATCTGTTTACACATTTTGGTGCACCAGCTTCTCCACTAGAAGTTCGTATGCATCGCATTAAAGAATCAATCAACAAAGTCAGGTCAGCAACTGTCGGAATCCAACTCCCAAAGGATAGACTGTCTTGGAAAGGTGGTGGAATCAGAAATATATCTGAGGAGACTCTTGCAATATGGGACGCGTTCACATGGAACGTACCTAAGTTTGAGAATCGTATCATCTTTCCAATACGCGATTTAACAGGAAAGACCGTGGCATTGATAGGTAGAAGTCTGGATGACTTTAGCAATCAAAAGTATTATATCTACCCACAGGGAGTAGAGATGCCTTTTTGTCCAGCAAAGATAAAACCTATTCAGAACAGAGTTATATTGGTAGAGGGCATCTTCGATGCTCTTAACCTTTGGGACAAGGGTCTCAAGAATACAGTGTGTTGTTTTGGCACACAACAAGTTAACTGGGTCAAGTTAAGTTTACTCAAGCTCCAAGGAATAACTGGTGTAGACATCATGTTTGATGGAGATGAAGCAGGCGAACTAGCTGCTGAAAAAGCAAAAGGCCTAGCAGAACAATTAGAGTTAAGTGCTAGAGTAGTAAAACTACGAGATAATATAGACCCTGGCAACTTAACAAAACCAGAAATAGAAAGATTAAAGGAGAAACTATATGCCAGCGGCGGGTAAATGGAAAACAGAAATAGGTTGGGAAACAATTGAAGACTGGCATACAGAAGCTGGTGGTTTTACTAAAGATGGCGGTACTATTACTGTCGGTGAAATTAGAAAAAGATGTATTGAAATATGTGGAGATGCACCGAGTCTAGGAAGTATTAGTCCTCACTTCAACGAAGCAACTAGAAAAAAGATTGTTGAAAGAACTAAAAAATACAGAGGCACTGTTGAAGGCATGATAAATTATAGACTGCATAAATTTCTGGAAAAAGAAGATAAGGTCTATACAGAACGACCCGATAATAGGTTTGTGACTGTAGAAGAATTATTAATTAATAGAGTAAAAGACAATGGAGTAGAATTAATGTACTGTAACGAATATTTAGAATATTGGAAAAAGAATGAAAATTTAATAAAAATATCAGATGTAGAGTGGCGTATGCCTTGTAAAATATGTGGCGAAGAACTAATTATAGACCCAAAAGGAAAAAATATGCAATTAGACCATATAGTACCCCATAGTAGAGAAGGAGGAACTACTCCTGATAATATAATACCTGTACATAAAATGTGCAATCAAGCAAAGAGTAGTATGACTATGGAAGAGCTTGTAGACTTAGCTGATAAAATTAAGAAACAGCATGGCTAGACAAAGACCAGCAAGTATTATAAAACATGCCGCAGTAAAATGGTACAAAGAGCATAAAGTAGTTGTTCATCCTATAACAGGATGTTGGCTTCCTCCCGAAACAAGTAAAGTACCTAGATGGAAACTTACTATTACTGAAGGTGTTAAACGAAGTTGGCCATATGCATATCGTTATTTTAAGCAACATCAATATAGTGATGATTGTTTTGAGTGGAAAAAAGGTATGCAAGCAAGTCATACTTGCGAAGATATATGCGCAGAGCATGGAATAGACCACGGCAGGTGTTGTAATCCTGACCATATTGTACCAGAAACTTGCAGCGAGAATCAACTAAGAACAGTTCATCGTGCAAATCATGCCAATAGAACAGAACCTAGTAAAAGAATTCCGTCAGGTCTATCAAATGAGGAGAAAGTAGATTGGTATGTAAATGAAATGGCTACTCCTAATGAAAATGGATGTATAATCTGGAATGATAAAGTAAATAAAAACTCTTATTATCCTACAAGAAAATTTGATATGGAAGGAAAAAAACAGAAAAGGTTTCTACATAGAGTGATATGTTCATATAAGTACGGTGTGCCGTACAGTAAATTACCTTCTGTTAGACATACTTGTAATGAAAAATTATGTGTAAACATAGATCATTTAGTATGTGATTTTGATGGCAATTCTGCTAGGCAAAATGCAATAGATAGTAGAGAAACTAATAAAAATACAAAACTGAATGAGCAGCTAGTAGTACAAATATGTGAAGATTTACAAGACAAGTCTCCCTTTACGTCTAGGAAGCAAAAAATAGAGTGGGCTAATAAATGGCAAGAAGTATTAAAACAAAAAGAAATAGAAGTAAGTACAGAAGGTACTTTATATAAAATAGCAAGAAAAGTTAATTGGAAAGATATTAGCGAAAAATATACATGGGAATGGTAAAATGAAAGTAGCAATTATAGAAACAACAATGTCCAGCACGAACTGGAACAAGTACTTTGAGTTTGAACTCGACAGGTTTGCCCTGTGTTCAGATTCTAGTAAAAAGAAAATTTTGAAAAGAGATGTCGATATTGAAATAGATATTGATGCGTATGATTGGCTCATAGTTGTGGGTTCTGAACCTTTCAAAATGTTTACAAAAAAGACATCAATAACTGAGTACAATGGAAAAGTTGTTGATTCTAAGTTTTTGGCAATAATCAATCCCGCAATGATAAAGTTCAGACCAGAAGCAAAGAAGTCGTTCGAGGAAGCCGTCGAGAGTATAACGGGATATGTTAGCGGAGAACTCAAACAACTTACGATACCGAAAGACAGATGTTACGGTATACAAGACACAGAAGAATTAAATGCGTGGCTGCAGAAAGCGTTAGACCACCAAGGGGACTTCATAGCCCTTGACTCTGAGACATCAGCATTGTACTGCCGTGACGGCTACATGCTTGGTTTCTCTATGTCCTATGAGAAAGAGCATGGTATTTATGCAGATTGTGATTGTATGGATGAAGAATCCGAACGACTCATGCAAGAAATATTTACTAAAAAACGAGTTGTATTTCATAACGCTAAGTTTGATTTACAATGGTTTGAGTATCATTTCAACTTTGAGTTCCCACATTTTGAAGATACTATGCTCATGCATTATATGTTTGATGAAAGACCTGGAACACATGGTCTTAAAACACTAGCAATTAAACATACTCCATATGGAGACTACGAAGCTGAACTTTCTAACTGGATAGCAGACTTCAAGAAAAGAACAGGTATACTCAAAGATTCATTTGATTATAGTATGGTTCCTTTTGATGTCATGCGTAACTATGCTGCAATGGATGCTATAGTTACATTTCTATTGTTTGAGAAGTTTGAGAAAGCACTGAAGACTAATGACAAACTATACGGAGTATATAAACATATTCTAGTAGAAGGATGTAGATTCTTGAAGTGTATAGAAAGTAACGGAGTTCCTTTTGATGCTGTACGTTTAGAGTTTGGTTCTAAAAGAATGGGTGAAGACATAGATAGAGCAGTAAAAGCTTTGTATGAGTTCCCCGAGATTAAACAGTTTATAAAAGATAAAGGAGAATTTAATCCTAACTCAACATTACAACTAAGATCTTTGTTGTTTGATTATCTTGGACTTAAATCTACTAAAAGAACCGCAACGGGTGCGCTGTCAACTGATGCCGAAGTACTTGGCAACTTATCAGAAGAACATGATGTACCTAAACATATTCTAGAAGTCAGACAGAAAGTTAAAATCAAAACTACATATCTTGATAAAATTATACCAAACCTCGACAGAGATGGTAGACTTCGTACAGGTTTCAATCTTCATGGTACAACCAGTGGTAGATTGAGTAGTAGTGGTAAACTGAATATGCAGCAGCTTCCAAGAGACAACCCGACAGTAAAAGGTTGTATCAAAGCAAAGGCTGGACACAAAATAGTTGCAATGGATTTAACAACAGCAGAAGTATACTGTGCGGCTGTACTTGCAGATGACAAAGGACTTATGAATGTATTTAAGTCTGGCGGTAACTTTCATAGTACGATTGCAAAACAAGTATTCAGACTGCCAGGGGACGTTGACGACATAGCAACAAACTTTGGTGCACAAAGACAACAAGCAAAAGCTGTTACCTTTGGTATCATGTACGGAGCAGGACCGAAAAAGATTAGTGAACAAGTAACAAAAGATAGTGGAGAGTACTTCAGTATGCAAGATGCAGCGAATACTATCAAAGACTATTTTGAGGCTTTCCCTAAACTTCGTGAGTGGTTAGACAATCAAAAACAATTTATTCAAGCGAATGGATTTGTATATAGTAGGTTTGGCAGAAAGAGAAGATTACCTGATGTGTTTTCACAAGATAAGGGAATCGCCTCGCATGAAGTACGTAGTGGAATTAACTTCTTAGTACAATCAGTTGCATCTGATATTAACCTTATGGGCGGTATCGATATGCAAAGATATATAGAAAAGACAGGTATGAAAGCAAAGATATTTGCACTTGTTCACGATTCCGTACTAGCAGAAGTACCCGAAGATGAAATAGAACATTACTCAGAAAAACTACAAGAGTTTATACAAAGAGACAGAGGATTATCAATCCCAGGCGCTCCAGTTGGATGTGACTTTGATGTTGCTGATGACTACTCATTAGGTAAGTTTGAGAAATTGTATGCAAATTAATTTTGAACCAGATTGTGATTATATACTAGAAAAATCTTGCAACTTTTATGAGAGAACACCTTATAAAAGTATCAATGTTGGTTATAGTTATGTAGACTATATAGACTCTAGCATAAGAGGATTCTTGGGAATAGATGTGCAACAAATTATAGCAGAGAAAAGGGGCGAAAGAACATTAACACTAGGCACTACTCATCAAATGGGACTAGGAGAATTAGTAGCTTCACGAATAGAATGGAGATGGGAATACTCAGGCGCTCGTTATTATCCCGTAGGTGCAAAGACTTGCATAGAGTGGGATTTACGAGAGAACAAAGGCAATATAATAAACCTAGAATTAGGTAAACCAATTAGAACTGTACAACCTGAACAGGTATTTTTTTGTGCTTACGGAAAAAATTCCTATGAACAAGTAACAAAGTTTTGGGAAAAAACTTGGATGCAGAGAAGAACTGAACATGACTAAATATCCAGTTTATGTAATACATGACGAGCCTGAAGAACAGGACAATCTATTATGGCTTAACGACCAAGTTATTGATGATAGAAATATGCTAGGAGAAACACTAGGTATAAGAAGATTACAGACTCCAATGAAGAGTATATATCCTCTTAAGTACCAATGTGATGATGAAGTAGCAATGTTAAAACACAGAGGAAAACATTTTGTAGATTCTAACGGATGTTACTTCTACAATGAAAAGCTTGATACAGCACCTTTAAAGTATCACAAGATTAAAAAAATTATTAAAAAAGATGTGGCAACAGTAGTATGGATTAAGGATATTCCCTTCTCCTTTGCTATTGCTAGACCACCAAGAGTAGAACAAACATGGGCAGGTATTCTATATAAAAAAGGATTACCTTATGCTATATGGGAGTTTACTGAAGAAAGGAAAAAAGATACATGGCGCAAGATTTAGACAGAATGGTAAAAGCACTGGAAGAAGGAATAGTACTAGTACAGTATGAAGACTTGAGAACAGGAGAAACAAAAGAAAGAGAAATGACTTTAGTACCTGAGAATACTAGAGGTATGGATGCTCGTGCATTAAATGATGGGGATAAACTAGGTGGTAGAATACTTATGTTTGACGTTGAGTTTTGTAAGTGGGCAGATATAAGAGAAGATACAATTATAAACTGGAAAAAATACTAATGTGTGGTTTTGTTGTAACAACTGAAAACAATTCAGCCGATAAATACATTGATGCACAAAGATTTAGAGGTCCCGATGCTCGTGGTGAAACTATAAGGTATATGCACAATTTAACTTTTGCGCATGTGTTATTAGACATATCAGGAGAAAATGAGGTACAACCTTATATAACTAAGAAGGGCAACATAATGGTATTCAATGGAGAAATGTATGACTCTAATATACCCAACGATACTAAATTCCTAGCTGAAGGCTACGAGAAGTATGGTTTCAAGTTTATAGAGTTCGGAAATTGGCATGGTTCTTTTTGTTTTATGGACTACAAGACAGGCATATGTGACATTGTTAGAGATCATTTTGGAGCAAAACCTTTATGGATAAAAAGCGACAATGGAGGAATATCAATAAGTACAAGTCTTGCTAGTTTTGCTGGTGCAGAACCTAAAGAACTTAGTAAAAAGTTTTTATCTAATCCTATTTGGCCAGGTTCAGACTCACCTTTCAAGGGTATAAGAAAAGTAGAACCCGGGCAGCTCTATCATTATGACACAAAGAAACGTGTATTGAAAAGAGGTGATAATTTATGGGCAGGATATAGAGTAAAAAATCATCCCTTTGTAGAGGAACAGTTTAAACATGAACTTGTAAAAGGAATACGAAAAGTAGCAAAAAATAAACAAAAAACAGCTATATTTTTAAGTGGAGGACTAGACAGTACCTGTGCTTTGGGTGTAGTTAAAGATATGGGGTTAGATTTAACCGCATACATTTGTGCATATTCAGACGAAAAAGGAGTAAAGTATAGACAAGATATATTTGCCAATGAAGCCGCTCTTGCAATAAAGACTTGTAAAGAGTGGAATGTTCCTTACAAAGTAGTAACTCTAACTAGAGAACAAAGAGATGCGTATGGTAGAGCATGGATGGAGAAAAATAACCTTCTATGGAATGATAATAATAGAAGAGCTCCTAGATATGCACTTGCAAAAGCAGCATCTGAAGATGGATGTAAAGTTGTACTAACAGGGGATAGTGCAGACGAGTTTTTTAGTGGGTATCAACATCATGCCAAAAGATATACAAAAGGGTATAATTCTAAATGGATAAAAGACTTTTGTGAGAATCAGTCTTGGGTTCGTAAAGAAATATTTAAAGGAGATAAAGATGGATTTAACTCTACTTTATTTATGGACTTACTGATAACAAGCGAGAACAATGTTTTAGCAGCTGACCAGACTTGTGGCTTATTTGGTATGGAAAGTAGACCTGTATATTTGACTCAAGAGTTTGCTAGATATGTGTATGAATTTGAGGGTAAAACTAAAATGAAACTACACAAAGATTTCTCTACAGGCACTTATAAGTACTTATTAAGAGTAATAATGAAAGATTATATACCTAAGCACATACAAGATAGAAAGAAAAAATGTGGATGGTCTAGTCCTTGGGATAACAACTCTAAGATGAATGAAATACACAATCAAAAAATATGGGAACAATGGACAAAACAATAGGATTTACTTGTGGAGCATTTGATTTGCTACATGCAGGACATATAGTAATGCTAAAAGAAGCAAAGGATAACTGCAACCATTTAATAGTGGGACTACAAACAGACCCCAGTATTGATAGACAAGATAAAAATCAACCTGTACAATCAGTATTTGAAAGATATATACAACTAAGAGCAGTAAAGTATATTGACGAGATTATACCCTATGATACAGAACAAAGTCTTTTAGATTTACTAGAAGCAACACCAATACATCTCCGATTTGTTGGAGAGGATTGGACGGACAAACATTTTACAGGAAAAGGATTACATGAGATTTTTTACACTAGTAGAGCTCATTCTTTTTCTAGTACGAGTTTGAGGAATAAGATTAATGAAAGCAGTTCTAAGTAACAGAATATATATGAGTGTAACTAAAGAGTTACATAATTCTATAGAAAAAGAGTTGACTTATACTATTGCTCCACGTATACCTTCTGACCCTCCTTTAGTTTTTAAAACAATTCGTTTTATAAAAGAAGGTTTGATTTCTATACCTATGGGAAGAATAGACTTAGTACCAGATGATTACGAAATAATCGACAAGCGCGTAACCTCACCGATAGAACATGCAAAATTTAAGTTTGATTTACGACCAAGCCAAAAGAGGGTTTATGATGAGATTGAAGACAGTGCAATAGTTAACGCTTGGGTAAGTTGGGGAAAGACATTTACAGGTTTAGCTATCGCAGCAAAGCTTGGTCAAAAAACATTAGTTGTTACTCATACTACTAACTTGCGTAATCAGTGGGAAAAAGAAGTAGAAAAATGCTTTGGAATTAAACCAGGCAGAATAGGTAGTGGAGACTTCAATATTGACGCTCCTATAGTTATCGGGAACATTCAGAGTTTATACCGCAAGATGGATGACATCAAACAAGAATTTGGAACACTGATTTTAGATGAAATGCATCACGTTAGTAGTCCTACTTTTACTAGAATTATAGATGAAATGCCTAGTAGATATAAGATAGGGTTGACAGGAACGTTAGAGAGAAAAGATGGAAGGCATGTAGTTTTTAGAGACTACTTTGGGCATAATGTTTTTAAACCACCTAAAGAAAATTATCTTATTCCCTGCATACATATAGTCAAATCAGATATTAGATTTTTAGATGGTTCATTTACACCATGGGCAGAAAGAATCAATGACTTAGCATACAAAGAAGAATATGTGCATAGTGTTGCAATGATAGCTTCTAAGTATGCAGCTTTAGGGCATAACGTATTGGTTGTTTCTGATAGAGTAATGTTTCTAAAAGCATGTGCTAGATTAGTAGGGGATAATGCAGTATCAATTACAGGAGATATGGATTTCAAAGAAAGAGAAGATACAATGGAATTAATAAAACAAGAAGGAAAGAATATATTATTCGGTACACAGTCTATTTTCTCCGAAGGCATATCACTAAATGAATTAAGTTGTTTAGTACTAGGTACACCAGTAAACAACGAACCTCTACTCACACAGTTAGTAGGTAGAGTTATACGAAAAGTAGAAGGCAAACCACAGCCTATTATTGTTGACATACATTTAAAAGGCAAAACAGCAACTCGTCAAGCAAACGCTAGAATGGGTTACTATTTAAAACAAGATTACGAGGTAAAAATACTATGAAGCAAATAGAATTAAACATAGAAAAAATGAGAAGGTCAAAGATATTTCTAGCAACTCCTATGTATGGCGGAATGTGTCATGGCATGTATACAAGAAGTTTAGCACAAACTATTGGTACTGCTGCAAAACATGGATTACAGTTACAATTATACTATTTATTTAATGAGAGTCTTATAACAAGAGCTAGAAACTATGCAGTATCAAACTTTTTAAAGTCAGACTCTGAGTACTTATTATTTATTGATAGTGATATTTCATGGGAAGATCAAGATTTATTATATATGTTTCATTTAATGGTAGAACAACCTGACAAATATAGAATACTTACAGCAATGTACCCTAAGAAAGCTATAGCGTGGGAAAAAGTATTGCATGCTGCTAAGTCAGGAGCATACGATAACAACCCAGCGGGTTTAGAGCAAGTAGCAGGAGATATGGTATTTAACCCTATTGCTGGTATATATGAGAATGATGAAGTTCCAGTGTACGAACCAGTACAAATTAAAGAAGCAGGTACAGGTTTTATGATGATTCATAGAAGTGTATTTGAAGAAATGGAAGCAGTAATGCCAGACAGAAAGTATACTCCTGACCATATAAGAGAAGGAATGGGCTCTGAACAAATAACTGCTTTCTTTGACTGCGTAATTAGTGAGGATAATAGATATCTAAGTGAAGATTATATGTTTTGTGCTAATGCTAGAACGTTAGGTATTAATATTTATACTCTTCCATTTATAAACTTAACTCATACAGGAAGTTATATCTATAAAGGAAATTTAATAGAAATGGCAAATGCAGGAGTTCATGCTAGTATAGACCATACAACAGCAGAACAGCTAAGAAGAACTAAAACATCAGGTAATGATAGACCAGAGGAAAATAGTTCTTGACACAAGTCGGAATTTTTGTTATAATATGTTACTATTTAATTGGAATAAGATAATAAAAGTAAGCAAAGGAGATATTGGTAAGATAATACAAATACTTCGTATAATTACTTATAAGATTCAACCAAAAAATTACTATGATAAAACATTTGAGTTTTATCAGCATCGCTTCGGCGGAGAGTCATATCTTCTAAATCCGAAAGATTTACTCGAAGTTGGACGTACATTTAGTGATAGAGAAGTTGCAGAGTATGCAGGTGTCGCATCCTTTCGCAATTATCACAACTATGTAAATACTAAAGACACCACACTAGAATGTCTGCTATCACCGATATCAGACGAAATTATAAAAAATAACAGACTGCTCGATATAAAGGAAGGTCGGATTACCTTTATGTTTGAGGAGACAATGGAGAAATAATTATGGCTATAGGCTTTAATACAACAAAGGGCTCTGCCCAAAAAAATAAAATAGAAACATATAACTACGCAGGTAAAGAAGACCATCATGTAAGACTGGTGGGTGACCTATTACCTAGATATGTGTATTGGATTAAAGGGGAAAACGGTAAAAACATTCCTATGGAGTGTCTATCTTTTGATAGAAATGCGGAAACCTTTAACAATGTAGAACATGACCATGTTCGAGACTTTTACCCTGATTTAAAATGTGGATGGAGTTATGCCATTCAGTGCATCGACTACGCCGATAAATCTGTAAAAGTTCTTAATTTAAAAAGAAAGTTATTCGACCAAGTTATAGTAGCTATGGAAGAGTTGGGAGACCCAACCGATCCAGTTACTGGTTATGACATTCATTTCAAAAGAAAGAAAACTGGTCCACAGGTGTTCAACGTAGAATATCAACTAGCAGTTTTAAAATGTAAGCCAAGAGAATTGGAAGACTGGGAAAAAGAATTGACTTCAGGACTTAAGTCTATGGATGAAATTCTTGTAAGACCTACTGCAGATGCGCAGTTAGAATTACTTAGAAGAGTCACTAATCAAGAAGGCGGAGACGTATCAGAAGATATATCTAGCGAGTTTGACGTTTCATGATTTTATATACAGCAGACTGGCATATTAAGCTTGGACAAAAGAATGTACCTGTAGCGTGGGCTTGCTCTCGCTATGAGTTATTCTTTCAACAAGTACAGGAAGCTGTAGATAATCATGATGTAACTCTTCATATCATTGGTGGGGACTTGTTTGACCGAGTCCCTTCCATGGATGAGATTACTCTGTACTTTGACTTTGTAAAAAGACAAACAGTAGAGACAATTATCTATGATGGCAACCATGAAGCCACTAGAAAGAATCAAACTTTCTTTAATAACTTAAAGAGAGTAACCAATCAACTTAACCCACTAGTAAGTGTGGTTACAGAAACATACTATAAAGATGACTGGTGTATACTGCCTTACGCAGACTTACACAGAAAAAATAGTATAGAAAATATAGATGCAGATTATCTATTTACCCATGTGCGTGGAGAAATACCGCCACATGTTATGCCCGAAGTAGAACTAGAAAGATTTGATAAGTTCAAGACGGTTTTTGCAGGAGACTTACATGCTCACGAGAATACTCAACGAAACATTGTGTACCCTGGAAGCCCTATGACTACATCATTTCATAGAAATATAGTTAAGACTGGATATCTAATTATAGACGACAATTGGGACTGGACATGGCATGAATTTAACTTGCCCCAGCTACTAAGAAAGACTATCGAAGACCCAGCGGGTATGCAACAAACAGAATTCCATCACACTATTTACGAAGTTACAGGAGATGTACAGGATTTGGCCAAAGTCAAAAACTCAGAACTTCTTGATAAGAAAGTAGTAAATAGACAAGTTGATGCACGACTAGATTTAAGTGGAGACTTATCTATGTCGGACGAATTAATTAAGTATTTGCAAGAGATACTGTCTCTTGACGATGAAAAAGTAAAAAACATTATAGGAGTATTCAATGATTATTCTTCAGAAGTTGAAGTGGGATAATTGTTTCTCATATGGCGAAGGCAACGAGTTAGACCTTTCCAGAGATACACTTACACAACTAGTCGGAACAAACGGCGTAGGTAAATCTTCCATACCTTTGATATTGGAAGAAGTATTATTTAACAAGAACAGCAAGAATGTTAAAAAGGCGGATATAGCAAATAGATACGTTAACCAGGGTTATGATATTAGTCTCGACTTTACTGTCGACGATAGCTTATATAGTATTGCTGTTAATAGGCGTACTAACTTAAAATGTAAGTTAACAAAAGATGGCGAGGATATAAGCTCTCATACAGCATCAAACACCTACAAAACACTAGGGGAAATACTAGGTATTGATTTTAAGACGTTTTCGCAATTAGTGTACCAAAACACAAATGCTTCACTACAATTCTTAACAGCAACAGATACGAACCGTAAAAAGTTCTTAATTGACTTGCTAAAGTTAGATGACTATGTAGCGTACTTTGATACATTTAAAGAGGCAGTACGTATTGCTTCAAGTACAATTACTAGTGAGAATGCGAAAATTGCAACGATTGAGAAATGGTTAAAAGACAATATTCTCGAAGATAGTTCCATACTTGATAAAATAATTTTACCAAAAATGTCAGAAAAAGACGAACAATCTTTACGTTCTTTACAAGTAGACTTTGAAAATATCTCGGAAAAGAATAAAAAAATAAATCTGAATGAAAATCTCAAAGAACGCTTAAAAACTATAGACCTTGATAAAGCAAAAAGTAACTTACAAAGGTTTCCAAAAGAGCAACCTTACATAGAAGAACTAGGACAGGTACAAACACTTAAAGTAGAGTCTCTAAATGAGGAGAATATGGTGTCTAAGTATAAAGAATTAGCTACACAAACGGATGCTGAGTGTCCTACTTGTAGTCAACAGATAGACACAGAGTTTGTAACAAGTCAACTAGACAAACACAGTACTAAATTGATTAGTATTACGGAAAAGCTGATAGATCAGCAGGCCAAGACAGATAGAATAGGACAAGAGAATGAGATTAATAAACAAGCAAGGAAAGATATCAAGCAGTGGGAGGACCTCTACAGGTCTATCGACCATTCGCTCCCAGAACAAGCAATTAATGGCGAAGAAATCGAGCAACAGATTACGGAACTTCGTGCAAAAATTACCACTGTTAGGTCGTCTCTTCAAGAGGTCATAGATGAGAATACTAGAAGAGAAAGACATAATACGAGAATTGGAATCATTCAAGAGCAAACAGACCAATTTAAGACAGACCTTAGCGAGTCTCAGTCTAGACTTGAGAGTGCAGAAAGCAAATTGGCGATACTTGAAACACTTAAAAAAGCTTTCTCAACAAACGGACTCCTGGCATACAAAATAGAGTCTTTAGTAAAAGAGTTAGAGATTCTTACCAATGAATACCTAGCAGAGTTTAGCGATGGCAGATTCGCCATCAATTTTGTAGTGGAGAACGATAAATTAAATGTGGAAGTCTCAGATAATGGCAATATTATTGACATTCTTGCTCTTTCTAGCGGCGAGTTA